CATAACTAGCACCATTGGCTTTGCCATAAGCACTTAATGGTAATTCTTTTTTACACTTAGTACAGGGTTTTGTTTTTTCTGTTTGTGTTTCTATTTTTTCTGTTGAACCCCCAAAATCAAACAACGATTCGGTCATACTGCTAATCCTGCTTTTATTAATTTCATATATGCACGTTGTACAACAATTGCTTGATGTTCAGCGTCATCAACTGCCTTGTGACTTGTCACGTGTTTTTCATCCTTAAGACTAACGCCCGCTACTTCATACAATGTACGTGTGTCACGCATAGTCCAAAAGGGCCATGGTATGGGGTTTGGCTTGTCACTAGTTTGACGCCATGCATTTTCCATAACTACCAAGTCAAAAGGTGCTCCGTTACTCCATACTGCACGACGGTTCCAACAAAACTTATATAGAATGTCCATACAATCTTTGAATGACATTCTATCACGGTCACCCATAGCTTCTTCAATTGCCTCAGCACTTTGCTCACCCCACCAACGTAGGGTGTCATCGTTGATACTACGATTGTATATCTCAGTTTGATCTTCAATTGTAGGGCGCAATTCTAATCGTTCTACAACACCCTGACCTTTAGGGTCAAAACGTACGGCACCGATAGTTAAGATAACACAGTTAGGTGTTGTATCTAAACTTTCAATGTCTATCATAATATCGTTTGCCATAATTATCCTTTAATTTTTCCACATCTCATACATGGTTATGTATTTGTCTTCCCACAATTCTATTGTAACACACCCTGATATAAATTGAAAGTCCCAACCACTACCACGTTCACCGAAATTTCTACGACACCATTTAATAAGTTGATTTGGGTCTTCTTTGCGCTTCTCACAGTCACGTACATATACTGTTTTATTTCCTGATTTGTATGTATGTTCTTTGTCAGGTGTGTTATACCTAAGACTATTAATAGGTATTAATTTAGGTAGAGGTTGTATTGCCATAAGCTATTGTAACATGAGGTCATTAACAAAGTCAACTAAAAGGGTATAATGCTTTCCTTCATGCCATTTGTTTTCTATATACTGCCAGGGTTTTTCATACCAATACTTTTGACTTTCAGGGTGACAGCCTATAATGCCAATGCGATTTTGCATGATAGCCATTGGGTCGCCATTACTATAACGTGCAATTGTTTTGAATTTAGTTTCGTCACCCACTAATGCACAACCATCATAAAAGTACATATCTTGTTGTGTACCTTTCCAATCTACACTTGCAGTAGTACCATAACTACGTTTGATATCTGCTGTAGGACGTTTAATGTACTGTACAGCATCAACACCATCAAGTATGTCAAAGTATTGACTACCAGCCCAATATGCGCCCATGCATATACCCAAATATCGTCCACCATTGGTTACAAAATCAGCAATATAATTTTCTGTTTTACGTCTAAAAAACTTATCATAACTATCTGAATCACCTATACCGCCGGGAAATGCAACAATATCAATACCATCTAACAAATTATTATTGATATCTTTTGTTCCAAATGTTTTAATGTCGTAATTATTACCTAATGCCAACGTCATACCATTCACGCAGTCTTGCGAACATTCAGGGTGATTTAAGAATAATGCTATTTTGGGTTTCATTTTATTGCCATGTTAGTGTGAACATGATATAGTCACGTTCGTATCTGAATTTGAATTGTATTGTATCATCAATAATACGCCAACGTGCATGTCTTTCGGGCTTGCCCATGTTGGTGTACAACCAGTTAATCATTTCGGGAAACTTGCCTGGCGAAAAGTTTATTACTACTTTATGCCAATGTTTGTCATCGTCCCATTCTTTTGATGGATCATAGTTTTCAAATATCATTGGAACTTTAATAGAAAAACCAAATATAATTTTTCATCCATTATTTTATATCCATCGGTGATATTTCCGTTAACCATGTTCATTTTAATACCATAGTATTTTTCTAAATAATCTTCAAACTCATAGGCATCAAATTCTTGACTACCCTTTTGTTCTAGGTATTCTTTGCGTACAAGTTTAAGTGCATTCCAATAGTCCCATCGATTTTTGCGACGGTCTATTTCTGGATCGTCATCATCATAATCTTGAAAGGGTTTTATTGTAGCCATAAATTTCATCTAGAAAATTTGATTGCAAAGAATGTAGCATATTTATCTTCTTCTAAAGTAAGATACCATTTCTTACTCACCATTCCCGGGTCCCATTCATGTTTAGCTATCCAACCTTGTCCACCTATACTATTGTGCAAATAGTGTAGGCGTGGTCCTATTGTTTTAGCAAGCCATTGTTCTTGCTCACCAGTGAGTCCTTCAGGTAAAGGTATGCGTATCATGACCACCTCAAGATAAACCACTCTAAGTCTTTTTTATCACGAAACCAAAACCTAGCATTATTAACATACCAACGTTGTTCGGGTAAACTAACAGTTATGGTGCCATATGTTTCGACTACCCATTTAACCATGTCATTCCAATACATGTTATCACCGTTAGCCATCCAGCCCTTAGGCTGTATAGTAAAATACTTTTCTCCAAACACGGTACCTTCATCGCATATTAGCTCCATATCAATAGCCACTTGACTTGAGTAGTTCTTTAATGTCTGAGACATTATCTGATTCTCTGTTAAACTTCAATGCCCATTGCTCTGGATTAATATAATCAATGATAAGTTTAACATGGTCTGCGTCCAAATTATCTAAAAATTGAACGCCACTATCACTTTGAAATAACATCCATGGGCTTATTTTACCACGCACAATTTCATGGCAAATACGATTTACGTTAGCATAACGCAATACATCACGTGGTAATATGTTTGCAGATTCTGCAAGTTCTTCGCATGTTTTTATACTGCGATGGATAGCATCAACGTGATTTTCATGTCGTAGATATTCAATTAGATATCTGGTATAAACACTATCACTATACCAAGTATCTATTTTAATTTTATTCTTTAATAACCATTCAACATACTGACTGACATTGATTGCATTTACATCCGCACAATAATTTCCAAACTTAATAAAGGCTATGTAATATGCACTCTTTACGAATTCTTCAAATGTTTTATTCTTTTTACTTGCTGTGTTTTTACTATAAAATTGCAACCAACATTGAAAGCCTATACGATTACCTTGCTTGTCTTTATCTAGCCAACGTCTTTTGGTTTCACATATGTGTTTAACCATAGATGTTTCACGCAAGAATTCACGTTTACAAAAATCACAAGCAAATTTTGTGGGTGTGTTAATTTCCAATGTCTCGTTCATACTCTGCAAATTGCTCATCAGTTGTTATTTCATTTAACGTTTCAATATCACTTTGCTTTAAGTGAGGAAATAGCTCAGCCAAACGTCTTTTACGTTTATGACTATCAACGTATGCCTTACTAATTTCATCAATGTCATTGATATCAGCCTTAGGATATATCTTTTTATAATATTCTTTAATATCCTTTAGTTTAGCAGGTGATTCAAGTTTTGCAACCTTTTGACTGATGTTTGGTATCCATTGATGAAATTGCTTTCCCAAGCCAGGGCTAGCCGCACACAACATCAACCACTGAAGTTTAGGATGCTTGTACACGTTTTCATTAAAGAAATATTTATTGGCATAATACTCAGTACTGCTCAAGTAATAGTTTTGCAAATCACTATTACCTTTAATTGCACTAATCCATTGTATCATCATAAAAGGAACAAACTTCTTTTGTTGTTCTATTGTCAACCTATCGTAGTAACCATAATCTTTTTTATCGATAGCGGCAAGCATATCAAACAAGTCCACGTCTTGTTTTTCAAACTTTTCATCGGTTGCTACTTTTTCTTTTGCCATTTATTTTCTTAACATTTCAAGTGTAATCACGTGTGCAATACTTTGACCTAAATCTTTGTCGCCCGGGATAAGATGTAGTGTGTTGATATTTTCATCTTTACGGTCGTCATACTGACAGTATTCTAACACATGTCCGCCATTTGCAGAATAGATGGTAAAATTCATAGAAGTTTTATGATTACGGCGCTGTAGTCTGTCATGACCATCGGTCTCACATATCAACATATTGCTTTCATCTTCTTCATTGTTAAGATGTTCCATTCCAATTCTGGCTCTGTTAGCTATCCATTTATCAAACCACTTAAACATTATTACTCCTTTAGAATGCTTGACTATAATCTACTATTTCACAGTTTCTACTGATTTCTTTTACAAAATAAACACATTTTGGTTGCTCACCGTCTTCAATAGGAACACACAAAAATTGTCCATTTTTTAATCTAGGCGCATACCATGTAACATCATGATAGATATCTATAATTTCAATTGGCATAAAAGTAGGACTAAAACTACTCAATGGATTAAACTCAAACGCATTGAAACCTCTATCGTTGATACTTGTTAGCGGTAACGTTTCTAAGTCGCCATGTTCTTTTTCACCAATTAATATCTGCCAATCAACTGGCATTTTGACAATATATTTGCCAATTCTAAGTACCAGTGCAGGGGCACTAAAACTTTCCAAAAAGATTAATGGTATATAATGATAATCTACGTTGTTTGGATTACTGTTATCCAGTATTGCAAATCGTAGGTCATCTATTTCTTCTGGTAATGTTTCTAAGTTATAAAACTTGTTATCTAATGTTAGTATTCGCATCTTTGTAGTATATCACTTATATTTTAGTTTTTCAACATCAAACGGGTAGTTAGCTTCTTTATAAAATGCTTTTCGTTGTGTTAAATGTCTTTTGGCAAATTTGCAATTACTTGTTATATCCCAAATCTGCACAAAATCTTTGTCTTCTGCTTTACGTATTCCTCGACCAATACTTTGTATAACTCTAACAAAACTCTTACCTGGTTCTAATAACATTACATTAAAGATACGGGGAATGTTAATACCAACTGCCGCTACACCATAAGTGGCAATAATGATTTTGTTAGTAGCAGTAGCAATATCATCATAGTGTTCTGTACGTGTTGTACCTTTGGTATCTCCTGAAATGAACACTACATTTTCTTCTTTGATACCATTTTCTTCTAATTTGAGGTGTAACAATTTACCAGCCTCAATTCTATCTACAAGTATTAGTGTGTTGCCTGTTTCTTTAATCTTAGTGGTTAACTCAGCAATTTTATTCAGTCTTTTATCATCACTGGTTAAATATTTCAATTCACTTTGATAGTTACCAAACTCTACACCATCTTGTAACTGTACTATATTAACGTGACACATAGACAATACACCCATTTCTTGTAGTGTACTTGCGGCTAATTGATTGATGACAGGACCTATACTAACATGTAATGATGTTGATTCATGTTTAGCCTTAGGGATAGTTCCTGTTAGCCCCCAACGTAATGGTATATGGCTCATGACACCTGTCAATAATGTTTTCAGTACATCAGCCTTAGCCTGATGTACCTCGTCTACAATAACACAAACCACGCCTTCTAAAAAGTCACCAATTGGTACCTCAGCTTCCCCTGCCTTGGTATTCTTTAACATGTTACCAAGACTTTGCCATGTGCAAATAGTATGTGTCTTGTCATACTCTTTACGTCCACCATAGTAGACACCAACATTTAACCCCAAGTTAATATAGTCACGTTCTGTTTGTGTAACTAAACTTGTGTTAGGTACAATAACAATACTACGACCATATTGTTCAACACTATAGCTTAGTGCCGCGGTCATGATTGTTTTACCTGCACCTGTGGCAATTTCTTGTAATGATTGCGGATTCTTTAGATAGTTATTGATGATTTCAATTTGATAGTCACGCAACACAATAGGCTGACCTTCTGCTGGATGCTTTTTAGGCCATACCTTGTGTTTGAAGGTATCCTCGGACACTTCAGCAAAATTAAACGTTGTTTGATATTGACGTACATCTTCCAATTCAATATCATAACCCGCGGCATCAAGTAATGGTAATATTTCTTCTAATAAATTTACATACGTACTACCAGCTAAACTAAAGAAACTTTGTTTACCATTCCAACGACCTAACCTTACACTTGGTAAGTATCTTGCCCCGGGAACTTCAAACTCAAATTTTTTCATCAATGCTTTGCGCTCAGGTAATTCTAAACCTTCAATCTTTACATTGACTTCGTCTTTAATAATTAATTTACATTGTTTCATTTAATATCCACTGGAGTTGAGTCTACCATTGTAATAATCTTTGCAAACCTATTTTTTGAATCATGTTCTGTTTGATTTCTAAATCCAACAGTAACTGGAAAATCATATTTTCTTTTAATGATTGTATCTTCAAGTATAACATCTATCGTTGTTTTTTGCAATATTTCTAGTAAATCACGTACAGGTTTTACATCAGTATATCTATATGTGTGCAAGAATACAGCATCACATCCTATTTCTTGTAACCATGGCACAATAATTGTTACCTCTGATACTTCTACTTTAGGAAACATATTAGCCATAAAATTTTGTTTTTTATCGCTTATGTCATAAACAGATTCATCTATTGTGACACCGTGATAAACTAAATTGGCAATTG